ATGGATATAACAGGAATAGCAAAAAGCCATCATGCGGGCATCCCAAAGCCATCATCCAAGAAGGAATGGAAGCTGTCTGACTCCCTCCGGGAGCAGATAGCCGAATACGCCAAGGAGGATGCGGCGCAGAACGTCTATATGGGGAATAAGTTCCTCGCCCTGCGGAAAAGCGAGGTTGCCAAAGTCGCACCGGACAAGGCGGCGCTGATGGGGAAAGATTGATATGAAAGAAATACGGGAGGCTGACGAGCGGTGGCTGCGCATCCTGTTCGGGGAGCCGTATGAGGCAAAGTTCCAGTCCGGCGGCGTCCATGTGTATGACGGGAACGGCGACGAGGTACTGACCTACACGGCGGGCGTGGGCTGGCATGAGAAGGAGTCGAAAGCGGAGACGCAGGTACACGGGGCTTTGAAGGCTGCCTACTATGATGCGTACCATGCGGCAAGGCAGGAGATAAACGGAATGGAAGTGCAGGGCGGTTTTGACGCGAGGGCATAGGCGGATATAGTATACAAACGATAAAGGGGAACTGGCCGAGGCAGGCTGGTTCCCTTGTTACATATCAGTGCGGGGAGGCGGAAAATAAGGCCGGTTACTGGCCGGAGTGGAGTAAAGGAGGCGGTGGCAGATGGAAATGATCAGATGCCCCAACCCCAAATGCAGGCGGCGCATTTTGGACGATGAGGGAACAGAGACGGAGTGGACGGTCCTTGAGATCAAATGCCAGCACTGCGGAAAACTGGTAAGGCTGCACTTCGGCCCGGAAGGGATAGAGGCGGGCATATATGAGAGGAAGAAACGGCGGAGGTGATTCTGCTGTTTTTTTATGCATTCCGTGATTAAGGGGCGGCATTCCGGGCCATACTGGTAACAGGCAATGGAAATTTCTGGTAATTTCCACCGATGGGACATTTTATGCTGAGTGCATAACATGGCTTTGTCATCCAAAACAGGCTGTGGAGGTATACGGTATGTGTATGGTCAGATGCCCCGCTTGCAAAGGACGGATCTGCGATATTATTGCCACCGCGGGAGGGCGCGTAGTCTTGAAGGTAAGGTGCCCCGAATGCGGGAGGATAGTCAAATTGGAATGGCTACTACAGGTCACGGAGACAGCTAAATAAGACTTACTACCGAGCGAGTGGGACCAGGGGACATCGAGTCACGAATGGCCGGAGTGAAGCTAGAGACAATGAGCCTTAGCTTACTCCGGCCATTTTTCCATTTTCAATTAATTTCATATCAAAAATAGAAGCGTTTCTGGCTTTACGAAGGCGTAAAGAAAGGAACGCTTTTATGTCTGAAAAAATCATCAGGATCAAGTCAGGGAACGAAGAAATCACAATGAATGTAACGGAAGAGGAATACAGGAATTACTTTAGGCCGTGGTGGCAGATGAAGAAAAGGGAGCAGAGGAACCGGGAAGCGATGGAGCAGAACGGCTACACGGAAGAATCCTACGAGGAATGGAAAGAGAACGATATGCGGACGGAACTGTTTGCGGAGAGCATGGAGGAACTGGCGGAAAAACGGATGCTGCTTGGTGTGCTGCAGGACGCTATGGATTCCCTCCTGCCGGAAGAACGGGAGCTTGCCATGAAGGTGTTCGGGGAGGAAATGCAGGTCAGCGAGTTTGCAAAATCAAAGAATGAGAGCAGGACAACGGTATCTTCACGGAAGCAGAGGGTAATGGAAAAGCTGCGCCTGTTTTTTGAGGATAGGGGATTTGATGTGCATAAATGACATTATTTGACGGCATACGGAATTTTTCAGCATATTTCCGTATGTTTGTCGAACGGTTTATAAATTTCTTTCCGTTTTCCATCGTCACATTTCAAAAAAGTGTCATTACGACAGTGAAGGGGTACAAGGTTATCAGCCCCGGAAAGGAGGGAACGGAGCCTATGGAAAAATCACAGGAGCTTATCGGCATCTTACAGGCGATCAGCATCGTGGCGAAAAGCCTCGCCGCCAAGCTGGTGCAGATCGAGAAGGAAGTGGAAGCCTATGAAGCCGCGAAAGCGGCGCATGACAGGAAAATGAAGAAAGGATGGAGGCGCTGATGTGTAAGAAGGTTTTTATCTGCAGCCCCTTCCGCGGCGACATGGAAGGGAATGCAAGGAAGGCGGCGGCCTACAGCCGCATGGCGTGTGAGGAAGGGCATCTCCCCATTGCGCCGCACCTCTTATTCCCGCAGTTCTTAAATGAGGGGATAGAGGAAGAGAGGCGGCTCGGCATCTCTATGGGGATGGAGCTGCTCGCCCTGTGTGACGAGGTGTGGGTGTTCGGGGAAGCCACCGAAGGGATGGCGGCGGAGATCGCCTATGCCACAGAACAGGGAAAGGGAATCATTTTTAAGGAAACGGAGGGAATGTAAATGGGAAGTGAATTATTGAAGATTGCGGAAGGTTTCTCCATCGTTGCGGAAGGTCTGCGCGGCCTTGCCAGAGCGGAGGGAGGCACGAAGGAAAAAGCTGTGAAAGCACAGCCGCCAGCTACGGAAAAAGCACAGCAGGAATCCCCTGCCACGCTGGAGGGCATCCGCGCACTGATGGCACAGAAAACACAGGAGGGAAAGTCAAAGGAGATCAAGGAACTTTTGCAGAAGTACGGCGCGGCGAAGCTCTCGGCGGTGAAGCCGGAGGACTACCCGGCGCTGATGCAGGAAGCGCAGGTGCTGTGATGGGAAAACACGCATTGCTTTCCGCATCCTCGTCCAAGCGGTGGCTCTCCTGCACGCCTTCCGCGCGATTGGAGGAGCAGTTCAGGGATGAACCAGGCGGCAGCGTCTATGCCGAGGAAGGCACCGCCGCCCACGCCCTTGCGGAGCATAAGCTGAAAAAGGCATTAAAAAGGCGGTCAAAGCGCCCGGTGTCGGATTACCACTGTGACGAGATGGAGGAATGCACGGACGGGTATGTGGCCTTTGCGATGGAGCAGGTGGAGCTTGCAAAACAGGAATGTGCGAACCCGATGGTGCTGATCGAGCAGCGGCTGGACTACTCCGCCTATGTGCCGGAGGGTTTCGGCACCGGGGATTTACTGATTGTTGCGGATAAGGTGCTGACCGTCATCGACCTAAAGTATGGGAAAGGCGTGGCGGTGGAGGCAGAGCGGAACCCGCAGATGATGTTATACGGATTAGGGGCGCTGGAACTGTTCGATGCCCTCTATGACATTGAAATGATCCGCATGATTATCTATCAGCCGCGTCTTGAATCCGTCAGCACATGGGAGGTTTCCGTAAAGGATTTGATGGAATGGGTGGAGATGGAACTTAAGCCAAAGGCCGTGCTTGCCATCAAGGGCGAGGGCGAGTTCCACTCCGGCGACTGGTGCCGGTTCTGTAAGGCGAAGAACACCTGTAGGGCTAGGGCGGAGGAATATTTAAGGCTGGCGCAGATGGAATTTAAGGCTCCGCCGTTATTGACAGATGAGGAGATTGCGGAAGTCCTGAAAGTGGCGGACGAGCTTGCCAAATGGTCTGCGGACGTCTACGCCTATGCACAGGACGAGGCGGTCACGAAGGGTAAGAAATGGGCCGGCTTTAAGTTAGTCGAGGGCAGGAGCAACAGGAAATACACGGATGAGGAGGAAGTGGCGCAGGCGGCGCAGAAAGCCGGGTACACGGACATCTACAAAAAGACGCTCATCGGCATCACGGAGATGGAGCGGCTGCTTGGGAAGAAGAAATTTGCAGAGATACTTGGGAAGCTGGTCTACAAGCCACAGGGCAAGGTGACCTTAGTGCCGGAATCGGATAAAAGGCAGGAGATTGCCGCAGCAACCGCGGAGGCGGATTTTAAGGAGGAATGAATACCATGAGTAATGAAAATGCAAACCTTACAAAAGTGATCGTACCTTGCAGGTTTTCCTACCTGCACTGCTGGGAGCCCAATGCAGTGAGCGACGGGGACCCCAAGTATTCCGTATCGGCCATCATACCGAAGTCGGACACGGAGACTATCGAGAAAATAAAGAAAGCCATTGAGCAGGCGAAGAAGGATTCCGTCTCCAAGTGGGGCGGCAAGGTCCCGGCAAACCTGAAACTGCCTTTGCGTGACGGTGACATTGACCGCCCGGAGGATGAGGCGTATGCGGACAGCTACTTCTTCAACGCCAACAGCAAACAGGCACCGCAGGTGGTGGACAAGAACGTACAGCCCATCCTTGACCAGTCGGAAGTGTACTCCGGCTGTTATGGCAGGATCAGCGTGAACTTCTACGGATTTTCCACCAACGGCAATAAGGGCATCGCCGCGGGGCTTGGCAACATCCAGAAGCTCCGTGACGGGGAGTCTTTGGGCGGCAGGACGAACGCGGAGGATGACTTTGACGCGGTGGAAGTGGATGACGAGGAAGATTTTCTTGGATAAGGGAATCAGGGCGGCGGGTGACTGCCGCCCGTCATCCAAAATAAATACGCAGGAAGGAGCCATGAAATGGGGCGAATTTTAGAAGCCGATATTGAGACATTTTCGGATGTGGATTTGATCAAATGCGGGGTATACGCCTATGCGGACAGCCCTGCTTTTGAGATTTTACTGTTTGCCTATTCCTTTGACGGAGGGGAAACACAGATCATAGATCTGGCGCAGGGGGAGCAGTTTCCGCCAGAAGTGGAGGATGCCATCTTTGACGTGTCAGTGACCAAGACGGCATACAATGCAAACTTCGAGCGCACCTGCTTATCAAAATATTTCGGGAGATACATTCCCCCGGAGTCCTGGCATTGCAGCGCGGTACAGGCGGCCATGCTCGCCCTGCCCCGGTCTTTGGAGGATGTGGGCAGGGTGCTTGGACTGGACGAGCAGAAGATGAAGGAAGGAAAAGAGCTGATCCGGTATTTCTGCGTCCCCTGCAAGCCCACAAAGGCAAATGGCGGAAGGGCAAGGAACCTCCCCTGCCATGCGCCGGAGAAGTGGGAGCTTTTTAAGACCTACTGTAAAAGGGATGTGGACGTGGAGAAATCCATCCGCAGGAAACTGCACAATTTCCCCATCCCGGAAAGCGAGATGGAACTGTACCGCCTAGACCAGCGCATCAATGACCGTGGCGTTCTGGTAGATATGAAGTTAGTAAGGAATGCGGTTTCCTGTGAGCGGCTCCATAAGGAAGTGGTGACGAAACGTGCCTATGAACTGACCGGGCTGGAGAACCCCAACTCCGTGGCGCAGCTCAAAGGCTGGCTTGGGGATATGGGGATGGAGGCAGAGAGCCTTTCCAAAAAAGCGGTGGCGGAGATGATAGCGGAGACGGACGGGGAAGTGGAGGAACTGCTCAGACTCCGGCTTATGCTGGCAAAGACTTCTGTGAAAAAGTATGAAGCCATAGAGCGGTCTGCCTGTTCGGACGGGCGGGTACACGGGATGCTGATGTTTTATGGCGCAAATCGGTCAGGCCGATGGAGCGGCAAGAACGTGCAATTGCACAATCTACCGAAAAACTATCTCCCCGATCTGGAACTGGCAAGAGACCTTGTGAAGCAGGGCAGATTTGAGGATATCGAACTTTTGTATGATTCCACACCGAATGTTTTATCAGAATTAATCCGCACAGCCTTTATCCCGAAGCCGGGCTGCCGCTTTGTGGTGGCAGACTTTTCCGCAATCGAGGCAAGGGTGCTGGCATGGCTTTCCGGGGAGCAGTGGAGATTGGATGTGTTCACTTCCCACGGGAAGATTTATGAAGCATCGGCATCCTCCATGTTCCATGTGCCGATGGAGGAGATCACAAAAGGCTCCCCGCTCCGGCAGAAAGGGAAATTAGCGGAACTTGGCCTCGGATTTGGCGGGGCAAGCGGCGCACTCATTAGTATGGGGGCTTTGGATATGGGGCTGACCGAAGAGGAACTTCCCCCGCTCGTGGCAGCGTGGAGAAAGGCGAATCCCCATATCACACAGTTCTGGTGGGATGTGGATGCCGCCGCTATTAAGGCGGTCACCGAAAAGCAGCGGACGAAAGTAGGAAGAATTATTTTTGAATATAAGAGCGGGATTTTATTCATCACGCTCCCGTCCGGGCGGAAGCTGTCCTATGTGAAGCCGAGGATGGCTGTGAACCGATTCGGCAGGGATGGCCTGACGTATGAAGGGATTTCCGAAAACAAGAAATGGAGCCGGATAGAGACCTACGGCCCCAAGCTGGTGGAGAACATCGTGCAGGGGACGGCGCGTGATTTACTGGCGGAGGCAATGCTCCGGGTGGAGAAAAAAGGATACCCAATAGTCATGCACTGCCATGATGAGATCATAGCGGAAGTGCCGGAGGGCAGCGGCTCCGTGGATGAGATGTGTGAAGTAATGGCGGTTCAGCCGGAGTGGGCGGAGGGCTTGCCATTGAGAGCGGATGGTTACAGTTGTTCATTTTACCAAAAACAGTAGAGGGAGAAATATATGGAGAGAAGGAATGCGGAAGGGTACCATGACCCCACAGCCTACGGCGGGATGCGCATGGCGGAGCAGAAAACGGAAAAGGAAACGGTGAAAATGGTTTATAAGAACGGGAGGATGGAGCTTTATATCCATGAATTCTTCCCATGCAGGTTGGCGGTGGCAAGGAAGGTGTTCCCGCTGATCCGGCGCTTTGCGAAAGAGGATGACAGGGAGAAACTGAAACAGTTTTTACGGATAAAGGCACGGGAGCATTCCGGGAAGGTTAAGGCGTTTTCAGAAAAGGCGGAGTCCCTTACTGCAAAATCGGAGGAATGGCATTTCTACCGGAGGAAAGCGAGGGAGGAGCAGATCATTTATAACCAGTGCGTAAAAAATCTGAGATTATTGGAGGGCAGGAAGGAATGAAACTGTATATATCAACAGGCAACTCAAGGATGGAGAAACGCTGGAACAATGTGGAGATGGAGCTGGATGAATTTATAGAACGCATTTCCCATACCATCCGCACGACGGAGACCGTGGAGCAGTATGGAAAAATGACGAAAGCAAAGCAGGACGCCATCAAGGATGTGGGCGGCTATGTGGGAGGAAAGCTGAAAGGCGGCAGGCGGAAGAAGGACTGCGTGGAGTTCCGCTCCGCACTGACTCTGGATATGGACCATGCCTTGCAGGATATCCCGGAGCAGGTGGAAATGTTCTTCGACTTCCGGTGCCTCATTTATTCCACCCATAAGCACACGGCGGAGAATCCGAGGCTGCGGCTCATCATACCGCTCTCCCGGAACGTGTCGCCGGATGAATATGTGGCAATCGCAAGGAAGGTGGCGGAGGATATCGGAATTGAAATGTTCGATGATACCACCTATGAGCCGAGCCGCCTCATGTACTGGCCGTCCACATCCGCTGACGGGGAATTTATTTTCCGAGATATTGAGGGAGAGCCGCTAGACCCGGACGAGGTGCTTTCACGGTATAAGGACTGGCGGGATTCCTCCGAATGGCCGGTGAGCAGCCGCCAGCAGAACATCGTCCAGAGGGAGATGCGGAAACAGGCAGACCCGCTTTCCAAAGACGGCGTCATCGGCGCATTCTGCCGGACGTATTCCATCGAGGAAGCAATAGCAAACTTCCTTTCCGATGTTTACCAGCCAAGCGCCATGCCGGGGCGGTATGACTATATCCCGGCTGACTCACAGGCGGGCGTGGTCATTTATGAGGGGAAGTTCGCATACTCCCACCATGCCACGGACCCGGCCTGCGGCAGGCTGATGAACGCCTTTGACATGGTGCGGATACACAAATTCAGCCATCTGGACGCGAGGGCATCTGAGGATGAGGAACCGGCAAAGCTGCCCTCCTTCAAGGCAATGGGCGAGTTTGCCGTAAACGATGAGAACGTGAAGGTCACGCTGGCGGGGGAGCGGGCGCAGTCGGCAAGGGAGGAATATTCCGCGGAGGATGACTGGCGGAAATTATTGGAGTTTGACCGCAGGGGCGTGGTGCGGGACACGCTGAACAACCTCGTGCTGGTCATGCGCCATGACAGGGGGATGCAGCCCATCGCCTTCAACCTGCACCGGGACGGGATAGATGCCGGGGAGGGCCTTCCGTGGAAGCAGATCAAGCCGGGGTGGAACGACTCTGACTTCGCATCCCTGAAAGTGTACCTCAACAAAGGCTATGGGGTATATGCGCCCACCAAGACGAAGGACGCCCTGCTTGCGGTGGCATCGGAGCGGGCATACCACCCGGTGCGTGAGTACCTTGACGCCCTGCCGGAGTGGGACGGCACGGAGCGCATCGACACGCTCCTTACAGACTACCTCGGCGCGGAGGATTCCGTATACACAAGGGCGGTCATGAGGAAGACGCTGGCGGCGGCCGTGGCGAGGATATACCAGCCGGGGGTGAAGTTCGATTCCGTCCTCATCCTGAACGGGCCGCAGGGCATCGGCAAGTCCACGCTCTTTGCGAGGCTTGCGGGGGCATGGTTCTCCGACAGCCTGACGCTCACGGATATGCGCGACAAGGCAGGCCCGGAGAAACTGCAGGGGTATTGGGTGCTGGAGCTTGGGGAGCTTGCCGGGATGAAGAAAACGGACGTGGAGACCGTGAAGTCCTTCCTCTCCCGCGTGGATGACAAGTACCGTGCCAGCTATGGCCTTAATGTGGAGAGCCACCCGCGCCAGTGCATCATTGTGGGCAGCACCAACACGGAGAGCGGGTTCCTCCGGGACATCACCGGGAACCGCCGTTTCTGGCCGGTAAGGGTAAACGGGCAGAGCGGGAAAAAGCCCTGGCAGCTTTCCGGGGATGACGTCCTGCAGATATGGGCGGAAGCGAAGGCTGCCTTTGAAAACGGCGAGCGGCTCTACCTCGAAGGGGAGGAAGCCGCGGCTGCCGCCTGCGAACAGGCGGACGCGATGGAGACGGACGACAGGGAAGGCTTGGTGCGGGCGTACCTTGACACGCTGCTCCCGGAGGAATGGGATACCATGAGCCTTTATGACCGCAGGAACTTCCTAAACGGGAGCGAGTTCGGGGAACAGCGGCGGACGGGTACGGTGCGCCGGATGATGGCCTGCAACATGGAGATATGGTGCGAGTGCTTCGGGCGGGATTCCTCAACGCTGAAAAAGATAGATTCCTATGAGATCAGCGGCATCATGCGCAAGATCGAAGGGTGGGGGAAATATACGGCAACGAAGAACGGCACTTCCAGTTTCCCAATCTACGGGAAACAGAGGGCATATGTGCGGGAACAGCGTAAGGAATAGCAGGAACAAGGAATAAACGGATATTCGGAACGAACGGAACAGTGGGCGGTTCGTTCTGGACGGTAGTTCCATTTTAGGATAATAGAAAAATCAACGCTTGCAGGGCAGTATGGAACAAGGGAACATGAAATCCTTATTGGGGTATGGGTAATAAGAAAAAAAGTGCTTTTTGCACACGTTATATACACGTATAGGATATATAGGAATTTTGGTTTTGATGTTCCATGTTGTTCCGCAGGCAGGACGGAGGCAGCGGCATGAGGGAAAATGAGATAGAGCGGCGGTTAGCCGTGTCAGTAAAAAAGATGGGAGGCATGGCGGTGAAATTCACCTCACCCGGATTGGATGGGGTGCCGGACAGGATCGTCTTATTGCCTGGGAGGAAGATCGCATTCGTGGAATTAAAGGCTCCGGGGAAGAAGCCGAGGCCATTGCAGATCAAAAGAATGAGGCAGCTTAAAAGTTTAGGTTTCCCCGTCTATGTGGTTGACGGGGCAGAGCAGATCGGAGGTGTGCTGGATGAGATATGTGCCACATGAATATCAGGAGTATGCAAAGGAGTTTATCGTGAGCCACAAGGTGAGCGCGTTATTTTTGGATTGCGGTCTTGGCAAAACGGTGATCACGCTGACCGCCATATGGGAATTACTGTTTGACTATTTTGACATCCGCAAAATATTGATTATTGGCCCGCTGCGGGTATCAAGGGATACATGGCCTGCGGAACTGGAAAAGTGGGACCACCTTTCCGGGGTTGGGATGTCGGTAGCCCTCGGCTCCGAGAAGGAGAGGCTCTCGGCGCTTGGCAGGAAGGCGCAGGTGTACGTCATCAACAGGGAAAACGTGGAGTGGCTGGTAAACGAGAGCGGCATCCCTTTTGACTTTGACATGGTGGTGATCGATGAGCTTTCGTCCTTCAAGTCCCATAAGGCGAAGCGGTTCAAGGCATTGAAGAAGGTGCGCCCGATGGTGCGGCGCATCGTGGGGCTGACCGGGACGCCCGCGCCGAATGGATTAATCGACCTTTGGGCGGAGATTGGCATCCTCGACATGGGGCAGAGGCTTGGGCGGTTCATCGGCGGCTACCGGGAACGGTTCTTCGTGCCGGACAAGCGCAGCCGTGAGATGGTCTTTTCCTATAAGCCCAGGGAGGGTGCGGAGGATATGATCTACGAACTGATCTCCGACATCTGCATCAGCATGAAGGCCGTGGACTATCTGGATATGCCGGAATGTGTTTATAACCGTGTGGAGGTCATACTGACCGAAAAAGAGATGGCATTGTATGAGCAGCTAGAGAAGGATATGCTCCTTCCCTTTTCGGACGGGGACATTGACGCGGTGAACGCGGCGGCTCTCTCCAACAAACTTTTACAGATGGCGGACGGCGCGGTCTACGATGAGAACGGGAATGTAAAACACATCCATGACCGCAAGCTGGAAGCATTGGAGGATTTGATTGAGGCGGCGAATGGTAAGCCTGTGTTGGTGTTAGTATATAAGTGTGGACAGGAAAAGTTGAACAACCTATACTATCAAATGAAAGTGAAAAGGAGATGTTCAGCATGGCGAAAAATCAAAAATCTTACACTCCGGAATTTAAACAGCAGATCGTGGATCTGTATAATGCCGGAGGAACCTCGTATCCACAACTGGAACGTGAATATGGCGTAAATCGGAGTACTATCAGCGGTTGGGTAAAGCAGCTTTCCCCTATCAAGGTATCAGATGAGGAAACGGTTACCCTCAAGGAGTATAAGGCTCTCCAAAAAGAAATCCAGCGCCTTAAGATCGAGAATGAAATACTAAAAAAAGCGACCGCCATATTCGCAAAAGAACAATAGCCGAAATTGTTACATTTATCCAGAATAACTTAATCAACTACTCGATATCCCAGCTTTGCAGTGCCCTGAAATTCCCAAGGAGTACTTATTACAAGGCTCTGGTCTGTGTACCTTCAAATAAGCGGATGGAGTATGGGGAATTCAGCAGGAAAGTGAAACAGGCCTTTGAGGATTCCAAACGCAGATACGGGGCTGTCAAACTATGCCGTGTACTCAATGGCGCCGGGACACCCTGCAGCATCAAGCGGGTCCAGAGGCATATGGCAGAGCAGGGACTGCGCTCTGTGGTAGTAAAAAAGTACAACCACCATGCCAATTACGACAGTATCCCGGATGATAAAGTGAATATCTTGAAACGTGATTTTGGAACGGAAACCATCAACAAAAAATGGTGTACGGATATTACTTACATCCATGTACAGAAAGAAGGATGGACTTATCTGGCGTCTGTCATGGATTTGTGCAGCCGTAAAATCATCGGCTATGCCTATGGCACATCTATGACAGCGGAACTGGCAGTGAAAGCGGTAGAGAATGCCTGCCTGAACGTCAGGGATACAAAAGGAATCATTTTGCATAGTGACCTTGGAAGCCAGTATACGAGCAAAGGGTTTGAAGATTGCCTGAGCAGGAAAGAAATCCTGCATTCCTTTAGTCGTAAGGGAAATCCATACGATAATGCCTGCATTGAATCCTTCCATTCTGTACTGAAAAAGGAAGAAATATATCTTCATACTTATCAGGATTCAAAGGAAGCCCGCAGAGCAATCTTTGAATACATAGAAGGCTGGTATAACCGTAAGCGGATACATAGCTCTATTGGTTATTTGACACCACAGCAAAAGGAGGATGAGGAACTCAAAAAAGCAGCATAATCTTTCGACTTTTTTTGTCCAAAGTATTGACATAAGTCCACATGGTACAGGGTGAGGAGCGCCGAACCGACAGGGGAAGTTAAGACGGTCTATAATCTGACCGTTGAGGATGATAACAGTTATGTGGCTGACGGGATTGTAGTCCATAACTGCCAGAACCTGTCAATCGCCGGAAAGCGGGCGGGGCTTGACGGGAAGCAGTCGAGTCTGTTCTTTCAGGCAATCAGGATCATAAAGGAAATGAGGTGTGCGACAGATGGGAGATACCCAAGATTTATCGTATGGGAGAACGTGCCGGGGGCATTCTCCTCAAACAAAGGGGAGGATTTCAGGGCAGTCCTTGAAGCGGTCTGCTCCGTCAAAGACGGGGACATTTCTGTACCTCAGCCTCCAAAGGGAAAATGGGCGAATGCCGGATGCATCATGGCAGACGGGTTTTCCCTCGCGTGGCGGGTGGTCGATGCCTGCCTGTGGGGCGTCCCCCAACGTAGAAAACGCATCTACCTTGTCGCAGATTTTACAGGCGGGAGTGCCGGAAAGATATTATTTGAGTCCGAGGGCGTGTCAGGGTATACTCCGCAGGGCTTCCGTGCGTGGCAAGGAGCTGCCGGAGGTGCTGCGGAAGGCATTGGAGCGGCAGGCGGCATCTGTTTAAACGACCAGGGCGGCCAGTATATTTCCGTAGACAGTGAAATGGCGTGTACTTTACGGGCGCAGAGCCACGGTCACCCGCCGTGCGTGATGGAGGCGGCGAGATTCTGCACGGAGCATTCGGCGGACAGCCGGGGAATCGGGTATGAAGAAGAAACCTCGCCCACGCTCCGGGCGGGTACGGTCCCGGCAGCGGTGGCGCTGGAGAACCATCCCACGGACAGCAGGGTGAAAGTATCTGAAGATAACATGGTGCAGACGCTGACTTCCCGGATGGGGACCGGCGGCGGGAACGTGCCGCTCGTCATGGATGCGGCGACACCCAAGACGCTGAAAATCCGTGCCGGAGGTGGAAATGGAGGGAAGGGGGCGCTGGTTCAGGATAATAAATCAGCCACCCTTTCCTGTAACAATGACCAGACTGTGTTCGTGCCTTTCTGCAAGGGGACGCGCCCGCACTCTGCGGAGGAAGCGCCCACATGGAAGGACGGGGAAGTGGCAAACACGCTGAATACTTTCGACATCGGGGAGAGCCGCTGCAATGAGCTTGTGGTGCAGGCATTCGGCATCTGCTCCAAAGAGAGCAACGCCATGAAATCCGACAATCCGCACAGTGGTTTTTATGAAGCGCAGACCGCACGGACCCTTGACTGTAACTGTAATAATCCGTCAAGCAATCAGGGCGGGATTGCGGTGGTGGCGGTGCAGGGCTCCATGATCGGGCGGCAGGAAAAGAACGGGCCGCAGGGCAGCGGGGTGAATGAGGACGTGTGCTTCAGCCTGACCGGATCGGATAGGCATGCGGTGGCATACCCCACCTACTGCGCGAGCAAGGCATCCTTTTTCACACGGGCGGAGGAAGAAGTGGCAAACACGCTGGTGGCTACTGATTATAAAGACCCGCCAGTGATTAATGACGTACAGGCTGCATCCGGCATGGATTCCAATAAGGAAGCGTCCGGCGGCGGTTATCATATCATAGAGCCGGACTACATTGTGAGGAGGCTCACGGCCACGGAATGCGGGAGATTACAGGGTTTCCCGGACTGGTGGTGTGACGGGCTGGGCACGGATGACCCCACGGAGGAAGAAATGATATTCTGGCGGGAGGTGTTCGAGACCCACCGCAGGATTATGGGAACTTCCAGTAAGCCTAAGTCCGACAGCCAGATCCGGAAATGGCTGAAAGACCCCCATTCCGATTCGGCGGAGTACCGTATGTGGGGGAATGGCTGCGCCCTGCCGAACGTGTATTTCGTGCTTTGCGGCATTGTGTACTATGCACAGTTCCCGGATTATTTATTGTGACATTTATTCTGACATTTTAGTTGCTTTTATTCCCGTTCAGAGTGGTTAATGTAATACCGAAAGGGAAAACACGAAAATGAACGGAGGAAAAAAGGATGAGGATTGAAACAAACGCAGCAAACAGGAAAGATGTGGTGAAGGCGGTCAGCGGGATTTTGGGAGAGCCTTCAAAGTACCTTGGGGTGCCGACCTGCGCCTACCAGATCGGGAACTGCACCATCGACAAAAAGGGCGCGGTGGAGACCGGGGATGAAGCAACGGCGGTGCTGGTAACGGCAGGGCTGACGGAGCAGGGATTTATTGGAAGACCGCAGCCGGAGGCGGATGAAACAGCGGTCAGCATCCCGGTGGATGGCATGAGCGCGGAAGGGCTTAAGAACCTGATTTTCCTGACACACAGCAAGCAGTACCTTATCAACAAAGCTTTTGAGGAAGAGGTTTTCCGGATTCCCGCAGAACTGGCGGAGACGCTGGGCGGCACGGAGATTCCCGATGCGGAAACTTTCCTGCAGACATTCCAGAGCCACGCGGAAGGGTGCAGAGGCATCAGATTTCAGGATGGGAAGATCACCTTCACCCTTCCCACGGTGGACGACCCCGACATGATAAAGGCATTCACGCACCTTGCGGCGGCGATGGTGCGGCAGGCAAAGGAGCAGAAACGCATCAGCCCCAAAGAGACCATTGAGGAAAACGAGAAATACTACATGAGGATATGGCTCCTGCGCCTCGGCTTCGGCGGCGCGGAGGGGAAAGAGGTGAGGGACCTCCTGATGAAAAAGCTGAAAGGGCATTCCGCCTTCCGCACCGAGGAAAACAAACAGAGGTGGCAGGAAACCCGCCGGAGCGAGCGGGAGGCGGCAAAGCAACAGGGACAGGCGCCTGCGGAGGAAACAGCAGGGCGGCAGGAACAGGCACCCACAGAGGAAACGGCTGAGCCTGCGGATGCGGCCCCGGCTGGACAGGATTCCGGCGCGGAAGAATAAGGGGCGGAACGGGCAGGGAGGCGGCGCTTTCCTCCCTGCCGGAATCTACGGAAGGAGATATGCGGAATGAATCTTACTATTAAAAAAGAGGAACTGGAAGCCCTGCGTGAGAAATACCCGCAGGGGTGCAGGGTGGAACTGGTAAAGATGGATGACCCATACAGGGAGATGCCGCCCGGACTGCGTGGTGTGGTGACGGGCATTGACGATTCCGGCAGCATCCACGTTGACTGGCAGAACGGTAGCAGCCTTGCGGTAATATTTGGCAAGGATGAATGCCGGAAAGTCGGGGACGGTGAGGTGACCGTGGGGGAGCTGCTCCGGCGCTATGTTTCCCGCAGGAAGGAATTCCATTTCATGACGCCGTCCGGGTATGTTGACCTTACGGCGCAGGATGCGGAAAAGGTGCTGGCAGGGGAGATGAAGCCCAAAGGCCATCCGGGGAACCCGGAGTATGCCGTGGAGATGGAGATTCGGGAACTGTTAGGGTTCCGGTGCAAAGAGACGGATGTCCGACACAGGAGGGGACGCGTGAGCGCCCTTGTATACTGACGGGAGGGAGGATACAGTATGAGGATCGTATATGACGACACGATGCAGGAGACGATGGCGGAGGCAGTCGGGGAGTTCATGGATGCCCTGAATGTGGAAGAAATAGTCCGCTATGAGTGGGGGAAGGACAGGGTGCAGATGTATATGCTGAGGGAGAAACTCGGCGCTTATCTGGAATATTACAGGATGAGCATCGGGCGGACAATCACCCATGCGTACGGCATTGGCAACAACTGCCAGTACCCGGTCTATTACCACCCGGAAGGGGCGGATGAGATACAGCAGTGCGGATACATCAATATCAACTCTGGAATGTACGGCGAGGGATTCGTGAGCTGTGAGGATTACAATGGGAAGCGCACCGGGGCGGCCTATGAGGTCAATACCAGCGGGGTGGAAAGGAAATGAATGCCGGAAATTGGAGGGAGGCGGACGGTATGGCAATGCAGGAAAGGATGCCGGGAAATGCACATGAAAAGCGCAACTGCTGGCAGCGTGGCAACGGCCCCTATAGCATGAGGGGCGAGCTGCGTCGCGGCATTTCCCTGAATAAAAAGTATCTGAACCGGAAGGTGCGGCATGGCAGTAAGCAGGCATTAAAACACGGCGAATACAGGCGCATCTGCAAGACCTTACATATGGTGGAGTTCTCATAAACCGCCATAAGATGCACAGTTATCCACCCATATCTTTGTCACATTTATGGCGCAGATATGAGTGGATAATGTGCGCTTTCAAAGGTAACATGTGTACTACCGGAAGGGAAAATACAAAAACGGAGGGCATGGAAATGAACGAAAGAATCAATACTTTTTTTGAAAAGCTGGAAGCGGCGGCGTGGGAATTTGAGTCGGCGAGGATGGAGAGGAACAAGGAAAAAGAGGCGCTGTGTGAAGCCGGCGACTGGAACGGGGTAGAGGAATGGAACGAGCGGGAAAAGCAGTTCCGGTTCCCTTACACAGACGGGGAAGTAAAGGCATACAGGGCATGGACGCAGAGCCGGTGGCATAACAGCAGCGTGCTGGAGGCGGAAGACCTTCCCTGGGAAAAGGATATTCCGGATTTTATAAGGACGCTGCGGGAGGCAGGGGTGGAGGCCTTTGCGGTGACAGACCAGTCCACCGCTCTGATGCGGAGCCTGCACGCCCTTGCAGCCGGAGGATGCACGGTGGAGGGGCTTTGCACCGTCACTCGCAGGGAAGACCGCTACGGCACGGTACAGGAGCATGGGGTGCAGGGCATCAGCATCCGGCTTTAAAGGAAGGGGCAGACAGGAATGATAACAAATAAAATCAAGGAACAGATTTTTGCAGTCCGTGACAGTGGGGTGGCGAATATGTGCGACATGGTGGCGGTGCAGCGGGCGGCATTCGACAGGGGCTTTTACGAACTGGTCCTTTTTATCGCGGAAAACAGGGAAGAATACTGGAACTTCATACTGACAGGCAGGGAATGACGGCATCCCTGCCTCTTATAATGTACACAACTTTCTGCGGTTATCTTTGTCACATTTACGTCTCTGAATTGAGTGGATAATACCCGCGTTCAGAGGTAACATGTGTACTACCAAAAGGAAAACGGAGGAAAAAAGCAAATGAAAAAACATGAGATCAACTTTTTACAGACCACCACAATCGAACACCTGCAGGATAAAATCCCCTGCTGCTACGGCGGCGCGCTGACCTTTGGGGAAAAGGTTCTGGTGGCAGTGATGAACTGGAGAGGGCAGTACAAGGCGGCCATCTACGAGTTCATCGAAACGCCGGAGGAAACGGGGCTTGGGCAGATCGAATGCAGGATCAACCTTGTGGAGACCGCAGATGAAACTTTTAAAGACGGCGGCCACGCAATGCAGTGGGCGATCAGCAGGGCATAAGGAGGGAAGCACGATGAGGGAAAATCACAACGGATATGAACTGAGTACGGAATGGGATGATGGGGCGCTTGGGTTTGGGTTCCGCATCCATGACAAAAACGGCGCGGAGGTTTCCCGCAGCACAGACCCATATTTTTATGAGGAGAACGCACTAATAGCGGCGAGGGCTGCGGCAGACACGCTTCCGGCACAGGAATAAAAGCACATACATAGCAGCGGGAAAGGGTTCCTCCGGGAGCCCTTTTCTGCTGCGGAAATTTAAGGGGAAGGAGGCGGCAAAAGTGCAGAGCGGAAGGAAACCAAAGCCCACGGCGGTAAAGGCGCTGGAGGGCAATCCCGGCAAGCGCAGCCTTAACACGGGCGAGCCGAAGCCGGAGAAGAAAGCGCCCCGCTGTCCGGCATGGCTGGAGGGCGAGGCAAAGAAAGAGTGGAAGCGGATGGCGGGGCAGATGGAGAAGCTGGGCATCCTCACGGAAATAGACATGGCGGCTTTTGCCGGATACTGCCAGGCGTATGCCAGATGGAAAGAGGCAGAGGAATTCATCACCCAGCACGGCACCATCGTGAAGACCCCTTCCGGCTACTGGCAGCAGGTCCCGCAGGTCTCCATCGCGCAGACCTACCTTAAGATCATGAACCGTTTCTGCGAGCAGTTCGGCCTTACCCCTTCCTCCCGGAGCCGTATCGTGGCAGAGGGCGGCGAGGACAAGGAAAGCGACACGATGGAGCTTTTGCTCTTTAAGGGAGGCGGGGGATAGTGTTTGACGAGGAAAAAGCGAAGCGTACCGTGGACTTCATCAACTGCCTGAAACATACCAAGGGGAAATGGCGGGGGCAGCCTTTTAAACTGCTCCCGTGGCAGGAGGCGATCATACGGGATGTGTTCGGCACGGTAAAAGAAAATGGTTACAGGCAGTACAACACTGCCTATGTGGAAATCCCGAAGAAAAACGGGAAATCGGAACTGGCGGCGGGCGTGGCGCTGTATATGACCTGCGGCGATAATGAGTGGGGTGCGGAGGTTTACGGATGTGCTTCTGACAGACAGCAGGCATCCATCGTCTTTGACGTGGCGGTGGACATGGTGGAGCAATGCCCGGCGCTGAAAAAGCGCATCAAGCCCGTCATGTCGGTAAAGCGGCTGGTGTATAAGCCAACGAATAGTTTTTACCAGGTATTATCGGCAGAGGCATATACCAAGCACGGCTTAAATGTACACGCTGTTATTTTTGACGAGCTGCACAGCCAGCCGAACCGGGAGCTGTTCGATGTCATGACCAAAGGCTCCGGCGATGCCAGGACGCAGCCGTTATTCTTCCTCATCACCACTGCAGGCACAGACCGCAATTCCGTCTGTTTCGAGCAGCACAAGAAAGCGGAGGACATCCTGCAGGGGAGGAAGATAGACCCTACCTTCTACCCGGTGATCTACGGCGCGTCCGATGATGCGGACTGATCATCGGAAATGTAAACCGCTAAATTGATACAATGGGGATGAACAGAATATCGGGAAAATCGCTGAAACAAGGGATTCCGGCACATGAACTGTTGCTGGGACCCCTTGTTTGTTTTTGGGGTTGTGCCAGGGTAGCATGGGAGCAGCGGTTACGGACGGCCACAGTGGTCGCAAGTCTGACCTCTCTGTGGCTGTTTTGACCCCTGCGGCTAAATGTCTGACACCTATGGCTATGAATGTGACCTCTGTGGTCACAGTTTTGACCACTCACCTTGTCCGGTTTGATCCCTCTGCATTTTCGCTAACTACCTTCTGTCCCAGACAGAAGCCATCATTCCTGCTCCGTGCGGATACAATATGGGACGGCTTCTCTTCCTTACGCTTATTGCAACGCATTGTTTTCTTAATCTATACAGATGCTCTCTTTTTAATGCTTTTCCTTCATTCCTGTTTAAAAGCTCCTGCCATTTCCCATAAAGCTGCTGGAGGATTTTCGGGGACACCAGTTCCATCACGTAGTTAAGGGCGTCATGGGATAGCCCCCGTTTTCTAATTTATATTTGCGCCGGACTGATATGCTTCGGCAAACATGGCTATTTCCACCTAGTCATCCGCATCGGCAAGTGTTGCAAAAAGGACAATGACCAATATAGCCTTTAGTTTATGTCTTACCTGTCTTGTCTGACGAACATCCTCAATATATTCCATTTACCCTAACAATTCTTCTATTATGTAAACCTTTCTTTTTCTTTTATTTATCAGAAAAATAGGTTGTTTACAATTTATTTACTCATGCGTTTGTTGTGTGTTATTCAAATTGACATATTGACAAAAAAAGCGACATAATATATAATAAACTAACAATTGCTTTATTAAAGGGAAGCTTTTAAAGAAAATGAGCGATATTATATTTGAACATTAAAAGGTTGTATATTGTTTTTTGTTATTTCTCTTTCAGTGTTCAAACCATTTGATCTGCACTATCTGTGATTGTTTTGAGGATGATTTTATGATAATTGTTGATGATACTGTTGAATTAAGAAAGAAACTGATAGAAAAATTCAAAAATGAGTTGCCTGTGTTGCGTGCAAGAGCAAAATTGTCTCAGGAATCCGTTGCAGAAAAAATAGGTATATCGCGACAAACATATAGTGGTATTGAGACAGGAAAACGTGAAATGTCATGGACAATGTTTCTGGCATTACTAGCATTTTTTCAGAACAATGAATTGACAAAACAATATTTAAGCAAAATGGATGGATTTGAAGATGAGTTCATACAAGTTATTGGACAAACAGAATGTGGTAAACAAAATTCAGAAATTACCATAGAATAGCAAAATAATTACAGGAGGAGTTTGGTATGGTTGATCAAAGGGCACTTAGAAAAAGGAGACTTGAGAATGAATACAATGAGCTGATGAAGTTAAACGAAAAAAGCTCTATAATTGAAATAATACCACTTGGACGGGCTCCGTATGAATCATATAAAATAATTTTTAATATTCGAACGATTGTAAGCCCAACGCCTACATATCGTGAAAAAACAATATGTACATTAATAATACCCCCAAACTATCCGGAGGGGGCGCCGAGTATTACAGCTAACGATACACCTTATCCTTGGCATATTAACTGGTATCAGAGTGGTAGGTGGTGTTTGGGACATTGGAATTATGAAGAATCATTAGTAAATTACTTATATCGATGTGCTAAGACTCTTCAATTTGATCCTGAGATTGCGAATCCGGATAGTATTGCTAACAGAGATGCTCTGCCTTTTTGGAATGCTAACAAAAACAATCGTAAAGTTATACCGTGCGATAAACAGGTATTACCAATTTTGGATGGACCGGCACAAATTATTATTAATCAAAAAGCAACGCCTAAGATTACCATAAAAGCGCAAACGGAAAAACCAAAAATAAATATTATCAATCGATAAAGAGGGGAGAAACAGAGTAATGGTGGATCAAAGAGCATTAAGACAAAGGCGGCTACAGTGTGAATACGAAGAACTCCGAAAGATTAGCGGAGATATTATAAAAATAGAGCCGTTGGGAAATGCGCCATATGAAAAATATAGAATTACGTTTAATTTAAGGACTGTGATTAGTCCGGCACCTATATTTAGAAATCAAACAGTGTGTATTCTTACTATTCCAGCAGGATATCCAGATGTTGTGCCCAAAATGGCTGTTGAAAGTTCTTCCATGCCTCAGCCTTGGCACCCTAACTGGTATAAGAGCGGTACTTGGTGTTTTGGTTATTGGACGAAGGAAGAGTCACTTGCTAATTATATTTATCGGTGTGCAAAAACTATTCAGTTTGATGAGCAATTTACCGATGCCAAGATTGATGCAGCCGCAAATAAGGAAGCAGTACCATTTTGGCATGAAAATAAGGGGAAGTTAGGCATTATCCCCTCTGATTCAAAAAGGATCCCAGTATTAGATGCAGATGTTCCAACAATTAAGATTTTGAAATCTCAAAAACCTAAAATTAGTTTTAGAAAATAGGAAACGAAGGCACATGAAGTACATTGACGTAAAGGTTATTCATACAATTAATAATTTAGGCATTGACGTTGGTATTTCCGAGGGATGTGATGTAAATGTATTCAACTTTATGGCAAATTTTCTTAGTAAGGGGATTTTAGCACTTTATGGAACAAGAAAGGAAAGTATGCTATTGGATAATGATAAGAGAATTTGGGAAAACGGTGTAGGAAATAATGATATGATTCAGGTGATGTTTAGAAAACAGGTAAATAAAATGTAGGGAGGAAAATACAATGGCAGATATCAACGTAAAAATTATTCATCCAACAAACAACTCAGATATTGATATTGGGCTTCCTGAGAACATTGTACTGAGGGATGTATTCAGCCAGCTTATAGATGCGAATTTTCTCAGTGCTGGGCAACCGTACACAGGGGTTTTGAAACCTTCTGGAGCAAGGAAGGAAAGTGTACCGTTAGATAATGATAAGACGATCGCAGAGAATGGTGTAGGGAACAATGACACTATACAGACATTGATTGCAACACAGGCCGGAAAAGGTAAGGGAGGAAAAAGAAATGGCAGATATTAATGTAAAAATCATTCATCCAACAAATAATTCAGATATTGATATTGGACTTCCGGAAAATATTGTGTTAAGGGATGTATTCAGTCAGCTTATAGATGCGAATTTTCTTAGTGTAGGACAGCCATATACAGGGGTTTTGAAACCTTCTGGGGCAAGGAAGGAAAGTGTGCCGTTAGATAACGATAAGACGATTGGAGAGAATGGCGTAGGGAATAATGATACTATACAGACGCTGATTGCAACACAAGCTGGTGTAAATAGGGTACAATATGCAGAAAATTACAATTATAAATAGAACTGACGGTAAGGGATGTTCCGAAAAACCAATAATGGAGGAACTGATACCAGCTAAATGTAATAAAACAGGTGCTGATATTTTGATAAAATTAATACGTGATTCTAAATGGGTGGTGTTGGAAAGAAACATATAA